CCTTTATATTCTTTTCTTGAATTACGTTTATTGGGTTTTTTAGCGTGGCGTCCCGGACGTTTTTTATTAGTTCGTTTAATAAATGTACCTGAACCTGATTGAACTTTACGCGCCACTATTCTTTAATTTCCTTAATTCTTTTAATGCCATGTTTATCAGTTTCTATAATGGCTTTTACTTCTTTACAGCTCCAGTTTACATTAGTGCCTGGATCTCGTTCTACCTTACGTTTTTGTTCTAAGCATTCTGCAAGACTAACTTTAGGTGAATAACCTTCTAACTTATTATTCATATACATTAATAGTGCGAACACAACTTCGATCATTACTTACCTCTTGTAGCATCCAATTGTTTTTCTAATTTTTCTAATTTCTTTTCTAATTGAGCTATTAATACTTTAGTATGCACATTTTCTTCTAATTGTTTAGAATGTTTTTCTAATGCTTTAGCTTGATACTCAATCAACATATACATTTCTTGATTCTTTGGAGTTTGTTCTGCCTTTTTTAAAAGGTCTTGTGCCATTAATTTTTCATTAGTCTCAAGTCTATTTAATCTTTCAACAATCCCAAAATACGTCCATACCGCTACAACAATAGCAGATATGATAGCCACTATATTTTTAATAGGTAAAGCAACTTGTGTTTGATCACTTACTTTAAATTCACTCATGTGGTTTCTCCGTTATCATTCCTATTCTTTTACTATTTGTAATAGGAATATATTTAATAACTCCGTTAATATATTGTTCTACTTCTTCACCACACAAAGAACATCTGTAGAAATCTTTATATAAGAATAGCAAAGGTGATAATAAATTGCAATAGGGACATATGCCGTGCTCAATTCTAGCAGCAAGCTGTAATGGTTTTCTAAATTTTTTTGTTTTTCTTGGCATCTATTTGATAGAACATATCATCTGTGTCTTCTAATTGCCAACCTCTATTTTCTACGTTCCACTCCGTAGTTTGGACTTTATAATCCGGCCAATGTGTTGAAGTTGTAAAGCTAGGCACACTCCACAAAATACGATTATTAGGTTGAGCTGCAAAAAAACCGTTATCAAGAGCCAAAATGTGAGCACACTTATGCTGATCAGGTATTTCGGAATGTTCAGTATCGAGTATATTAGGTTCCGGATGTGCCCAATCCAAAGTGAATAAATATTGTCCATGTATAAATTTTTTATCTTTACCTAAATATTTACAACGCTGCCCGATTAAAAAATCAAAAGTAGTAACAGCAGGATAATAACTAAATGAATTCCACAACTCAAGATCTTCGAGATCTGGATGTTCCATTTGTCCTTTATGCAAAGTACCGCTGTTTCCTCCTTGAATAAAAGCAGAGATAGGAAGCCGCCAGTATATTGCACCATTCGTAAGTAAAGCATGAAATAAGATTGCACGCCCTGGAATACTTGCAATAGCAAAGACCACACAATCTTCAGTTTCGCCATGATGTTCTCGTAAGTCATATAGATATTCTCTCCTTATTTTACAGTATATAGGTGGTATATTAGCATTTAAATAAGACATTGTATATTACTTAATATCGCCCCAATTATCTCCCGATTCATAATCTACTTTATTTGGTATTTCTAATTTAACAGCTGATTCCATAATTTCAATTATTTTACTTGCATGTTCTGGTGATTCAACAGAAATATCTACTTCATCATGAATTTGTATATGAGGTACAACACCTTCTTCATGTAAACGTATCAAAGACATTTTTGTCATATCTGCTGCAGATCCTTGTATTAATCTATTTAAAGCTCTGTAAGTAAAAGCTCTTTTAATACCAAACGTATATTCTTTTTGTGCATCTTCTAATTTTTTAGGTGTACCTGTATTAAATGTTAATGGTTCCCACAGATCAAAATGACAGATTCTTCCTTTTAAAGTTCTAATCACACCAGATCGTTCTGCTTTGTTTGTAGTATTCTTCATTAATTGTTTTATAAAAGGTGCTTTGGCATGATACTGCGCAATTAATTTTTCTGCTGACTCTTTCATTAAACCTAGTTCAGCCATTAATTTATTTTTACCCATACCATACATTAATCCAAGATTAATAGTTTTAGCTTGTGATCTTTCAATACCTGCCATCTTTGCAACTGCTGCATGGAAATCTGCTTCACCACTAATATAAGCATTTGCAATTTCATCAATACCATCTAACTTTTGTAGTTTAGCATAATGAACTAATATTCTTGGTTCTTGTTGTGAGTAATCGAATACTCCCCATTTACAATTTTCTTCTGGAATAAATATAGATCTAATCAATGGACCTAATTCTTTATGTCTTACCGGAATTTGTTGTAAGTTTGGATTAGACATTGAAAATCTTCCTGTAACAGTTCCACCATCATCAGATCTAATTTGATTTATATCTGCATGAATTCTTCCATCGTGAGAATGTTTTGTAATTGTATCTATAAAAGTTGTATGTGCTTTGTTTATCTCTCTTGCATTTGCAATTGACTGTGCAAGTTCATGAGGATGATTTGCTAAAAAATTTCTAGTAAAACTTGGAGCTCCTGTTTTTTCTGTTTTGTCATATGGAAGTTCAAGTACATCAAATGCCTTTGCAATAGATGCTGCGGCCCACAATTCTACATCAACGTTGGTTAACTCCTTGATTTTAAACAACAATTTCTTTTCTTCTTGTATTAATTTTTTCTTAATTTTTTCTGCTTTTTCTAAATCTACTCTTACACCTTTGAATCTCATGTCTACTAAACATGGAAATAATTTTGTTTCCATATCAAAAATATCTATAAGATCTTGTTTATTAATTTCTACTTTCATTTCATGCCAAAGTTTTAAAGTAGATTCTGCATCTCTTTCTGCATACTGACCAACAAACATAGATGGAAGTTTCCACAAATCTTTTTTAGGATTGATTCCATATTCTTTTGCTGCTGCTTGTAATACTGCTTCATCTTTACCAATCCCTGCATATTCTTTTGCAAGTGTATCAAGACGATAACTTAATCTGTTTTCATCAACAAGTGATGCTGCAATCATAGTATCTCTAATATTTTTTGGTAATGTAAGTCCTGTTGATCTTAACCAACATACGTCATACATTGCATTGTGAAATATAAATGTAGAGTCTTGTTTAAATAAATCTTGTAACCAATTTAAAACTAATTTTTTATCCATGTTACCACCACCTTCGTGTGCAATTGGATAATATGCAGACCATCCTTCTACTGCTACTGCAACTCCTACAATTTTACCACGACCAATCACGTTCCCCGATCCGAGTTCCGTTAAGTCTGGATCACAGGTCTCTAAATCCACTGCGATTTCTTTATGACCGCGTAGATCTTTTAATTCTTCCGGGACCACCCACTCTGTTTGTGGTGTAAATAAAACTTGTTGAAAGGTTCGTGTCATTTATCCTTGTAATCTCTTTCTAAAATCATTTCTAAATAGTGAATTGCTTTTAATATATCTTCCTTCTTACCTTTTAATCTATGACGACAAATGTATTTAATCGCATTGCCTTCTGCGAAAGGTAAATTGTTTTCGTTAATAAAAACAGATGGCTGTATTGCCATTTGTTTATAATGTTTACCACCTACTTGTCTAAAAAATACTTTATTGCTCATATGATATACGCTTTGTTAAAATCTCTTGGGTCTACAATGTGAAGTTCTTTTTTAGCTCTAGTGCAAGCTGTGTAATATAATCTATGTAAATCATCTGGATCATCTTCGCTTTGTCTTACAGCGGCAGCAGTTAGATCAGTTAGAATACAAATATTGTCTTGTTCACCACCTTTGAATGAATGAATTGTAGACAAAAGAATCCTAGGAGTCTTGTTTATCTTCTCACCATTTGCTCTCATATTACGAATATAATTTTCTGTAATTGTATCAACACCTTCAAATGATTCATACCATACTTTATTAGTAAGTAAACCATGATTTTGCATACAATCATTTATTAAATACTTTTCTTCTGCTTTTAGTGTTTTAGCATCTCTATACCCAGGAGTTACATTGGCCCCTAAATATTTATATATGTTTTTTATTTGAAGATAATTTAATGGTGTATTGTTTCTAAAGTCTTCCCAATTACTTAATGCAAGTAATAATTCTAATGATATAGAATTGACACCTTTGTATTGATAATACCATCCTTGTAATTCACATAATTCTTTAACATCATTTAAAAAATGATTAGCTGTTGCAAGGACTGTCCAGTTTCCTTTAGACATGTCTACCTGCGTAATATCAGTATAGTATTTTAATATACCTGTTTCTTGCCTTGGTTTATAATCTTTTTCATATCTATTCTTAACTCTTGATATAATTTTTTGTGATAATTCGTGTATAGGACCTCCAGGAATACGATAAGATTGATTAAGCGTCCTGATCTCGTCCACTTCATTCTTTAACGCTATAAAGTGATCTACATCGGCCCCAGCCCACTTAAAAATGGCTTGGTCATCATCACCTGCAATATAAGTTTTTTCTGCGTTTTTCCATATAGATTTGATTAATTTCCACTGTAAATATGATAAATCTTGTGCTTCATCTATAAATAATACCTTAAATTTAGGGGCTAGATCTCTTTCAACAAATTCTTCCAACAAATCAGTATAATCTTTTAATCCCTTTTCCTTTTTATATCTCTTCAATTCTTGGTCTATTAAATACAAAGTATTTCTTTCCACATCTAATAAATTTTTTCTTGAATCATAACACTCAAGAAGATCCATACCTTTGACTCTTGCTGTATTAATAATGGTTAAGTATTCATTATCTGAATTAAATATACCATCTTCCTCTGAATACGATGCAGTCTTAATAGGTATATTACATTTAATTCCAAATTCTTTATAATCTTCTGGGCTCATCATTCTATCTCTAGTCATGCTTAATAATTTAAAACATAATGAATGAATGGTTCTAAAATAAACTAAATCATGTTCAGGACTTAATTCAAATTTTTGTGCAGCTCTTGTTGCAGCTTCTGTTGCAGCTTTTTTACTAAAAGAAAAATAACCTATCTCTCTTGGTTTAATTCCTTGTTTAATAAATTCATCTACCAAGTTTAACAATGTTGTTGTTTTTCCAGTTCCTGGTGGTCCTAGTATTATTGTTTTCATATTTTTTTAACCTCCTTTCTAATATTTGTTTTTGCAATTTTGTTTTATCTAATTCTTCTTTTAATAATCTGTATTTTAAAAACCAGTTTATTCCTATCATTAAAAATGTTCCTCATGATATTTAACTTGTGATACAGAAGCATCAATCTTTTTCATAGTTTTAATCTTAACTAGTCTAGGTTCTTGACCTTTAATCTTCATTCTAGTTTCTTCTACAAAGATTTTATCTTCTTTTAAAGATTTAATTAAATTACCTGTTTTAGATTTATCCATTTCCCAATGATTCTTTTTACAAAAGTTATAGAAGTCTTCCATTCTAAAATAAGTAAATTCTCTTTTGTCATCTGTATATGGAAGTTTATTAAAAATATCCTCCATTGTTCTTGCATTCTGTCTATTGGTTGTCCAATCTTGCAGTAATGAAATAATTTGATTTTTAGGATCTAATGATTCTAAAGGTTCTACTGTTTCCATTCTTTCTATTAATGGTTTTAAATAAAATTCTCTCCAATCTTTGTCTTTTAATTTTGGTATAACAAGATCTGCTTTCTCAAGTAATGCAATAGAGAACATAACAGGATTTGCTAAATGTTCTGTTTTTAATTCTACTCTTTTTAAAGTTTCTCCTTCACCTACATTTAAAAAATACTGTGGTGGATTAGAATTATATTTTTGTAAATTACTTAATAAAGGCATAGCATCTTCATCAGAACCTACACCAAATTTTTTAGTTCTACATAATGATGCATTACAAACATCCACAATAGGTGGAAGTTTACATCTGTATTTGTCATAACCTTTCTTACCAACTGATTTTAATAATTGTTGTACTTCACTATTACTTAATGGTTTTGTCATGTATTTAAGATTAGCTTCGACGACTTTATCTTGCCAAGTATCTGGATCTGCTTGTTTAAAATATATGGCAATATTAAACAATGCATTGTTCCTAGATCCTTCGCTAAAGCCATCGCGAGCTAATCTATTTAAACATGGAGGCCCATCTTTAAATGCTTCTTCTATCTTCTCTTCTTTGATTTGAATCTTTTCAATTTCTTCCCTGCTGCAAGCATAAACATCATAGAGCTTATAAAATTCCTCAAGTGACACAGCGGAGCCATTATCGTCGAACGCATATCTTAATCCTTTTGTTTGGTTATGGTAGGGAAGATTTAAAAAATTACCTGTGTCCCCACGTTCCACAAGTATTTCAGTTTGTTTAGGAAATATTTCAACACCTGAATATCCTAATCCATCTGAAATTTTTTTAAGTGTAGACTGCATCAAAGATGCAGGTATAAATTCTTTTGCAAATAAAAATACATGTGCTCCACCAGATTTTGATCTGAATACTATGAGTGGAAGTTTTAAACTTCTTATTTTTTGTATTAAACTTTTGTGTTCAAGATTATACTGATCAATATCAATACAACCCCACTTACAATTATTAGATTCATTAATGGGAATAATACCCAAAGCAGGATCGACACCGTTAAGATGATCTTCCCAAAGGTTATCCGTGACCGGTTTTCTAACAATGAATGCTTTTCCTTTTTGTTTTCCATTTTCTCCACGTTCTCCTTTTTGATACTGTCCATATGCTGTTTGAAATCCAGCAAATATTTCTTTAAATTTTTCTTTCATAACTTACCATATTTGTGGGGCCCGTATTACCGAGCCCCGTTTCTTAATTAACCTAGAACGGTACGTTCTCTGTTATCTTCTCTTCTACATCAGCTCTTGTTTGCACCGATCCTCTTTTAACGTCACCAGAAAAACCTTTTGCACTTAAGTACAAAGATTTATCTTTCGTTTCTAAAATTCGATCTTGTGTTACTACCCAACCATACCAACTACCTTTATCATTTTTTTGTAAGTTAGATGATAAGTTGTATACAACACCATGCATTGGAGGAACTGCAAATCCACCTTTACCGTCAGGGATCTGAACAGTTTTCATCATTGCGTTCCACTTCTTGCTCACATTAAGTTGAGTTGATTTCATGGTAATTAAAGCTGGGGTATAACCACCTGCTTTAGTTTCTACCATTACATAGTAAGAAGCAGTCTCTTCTAAATAGTTACCATTAGGTAATCTAATTTTAGATCCTTCTCTCTTACCTGTAGCTATCACTGGACTGTTAGGAGCATGTAATGCAACCGGAGCTGCAGATCCTTCTCCTCTTTCAGACCATTCTGGATAGTCTTTTTTATAGTAACAAGGAATAACTTTAATTCCTTTTTTACCATCATACAGTTCATTCGTAACTGTATTGTATATCATACCAGGTTTAGCGCCTGTTACGTATTTAGAATCACCTTCAGTTACCTGTGGTGATAATTGTCCAAGGATTCTTATGAAAGGTAACGCAAGATCTTGTTGCGTCATGTTTTCAAAACCTTTGTCTAGATCATCTCCAAACAAAGCGACAGAACCATTGGTTGTTTTTTTAACCATTGCTTCATTAGCCATCATCGTTTCTCCATTATTTACGGGTTATTTTAGTTGTGTCTTTAATCCAAGTACTAAAGACTTCAGAAGGCATGTCGAGCCCGGACTCGACACGCTCCTGAAATAAAGCTGTCAAAGTATTCCAAGCCACATCAGATTTCTGTTGTGGTTCAAAACCATTTGACGCTGCAAGGTCCAACAATTGTTGTGCCTTGTTATCTTCGCCACGACCGAACGTAACAGAAACATTATTTTTAATAATGTCTCCAAGTCCGTTTTCACGAAGCCATTTATAAGCTTCTTCCCTTCTGTTGTCATCTTTGGGAAGAGTACATCTATATTCTCTTTTGACTGTTACAGATGAACCATCAGCTAATTTCAAAGAACTTAAACCTTGCTCCGCTAGGAGTTCAGGTATAACTCGTTCACTAATATCTCTTGCCATTGCTTTTAGATTATTTACATTCTCTTCAGCTCTAGCAATATCATCCTCTAAATTTTTTAATTTCTGACATTGGTCAGCTATTGTTGTTACTTCTACATTGTCTAGAAGATCCGTAGAATCATCTAGCATCATTTGTTTTACATCGTCACTCATTGTTATCCTTTCTGATAGAGATCAAATTCAATTGGGTAATATTTAAACTCTCTTCGATCCCATTTCAAGAGTTTAAATTGGCCATTGGTCATGTCACTTGCTATTGCACAAGAAATACCAATGACCGCCGGATCTCCTGTAAGCAATATATAATCTTGCTTCCTAAAATCTTTTAAATTCTTTCGCATCTTAAATACGAAAGGCGCTGCATTAAATGCAACCTGATCAAAGTAGGCAAGGCATATAACTAAATATCCAAAATTAGAAGCGCTTAATATATTTATATTAGCTGGTGGATGTTGTAATACATACACAAAATTTTCTTTAGGATTCTCCTTTTGGAACTCTAAAAATTCAACAAGACTTTTGTCTTTATATAACTCAAATATTTTATTTTTCATTCTTATTTTCTCTCTTGACAAAGCATATAATGATGTTTATTTAATATGTCAATAGAAAGAATTAAATTATTTATGGTAAGAGATTATAGATATAAAACCAAGCCGTATGAACATCAATACGTTGCTTTGGAAAAGTCATGGGATAAAGAAGAGTACGCATATTTTATGGAAATGGGTACTGGTAAATCAAAAGTACTTATTGATAATATAGCCATGCTATATGACAGAGGTAAAATAAATGCGGCGATGATTATAGCACCTAAAGGTGTTTATAGGAACTGGTTATCTTCAGAAATACCAACACATTTACCTAGCCATATACAATACAAAAGTGTATTATGGACCGCTTTAACATCCAAAACAAAAGATAAAGAGTATCAATCTTTGTTTGAAACAGACTATAACCTTCACATCTTTATTATGAATGTTGAGGCGCTATCAACGCCAAAAGGTTTAACCTTTGCGCGTAAGTTTTTATCATGCCACAATACTTTAATTGCTGTAGATGAATCTACTACAATTAAAACACCAAAAGCAGCGCGTACTAAAAATATTATAAGTATTGCAAGTCTTGCTAAATATAGAAGAATATTAACAGGATCTCCTGTAACTAAATCACCATTAGACTTATATACTCAATGTAAGTTTCTTAATGAAGATTTATTAGGTTTTAGTTCCTATTATTCTTTTCAAAATAGATATGCTTGTATGGTGGATAAATGGTTTGGTGGTAGAAAAGTATCTATTGTTAAGTCTTATCAAAGATTAGATGAACTATCTAAAATTATAGAACAGTTTTCGTATCGTGTATTAAAAGAAGATTGTTTAGATTTGCCTGATAAAATTTATATTAAAAGAGAAATTGAATTAACTAAAGAACAAGTAAAGCTATATCAATCCATGAAGTTAGTCGCTATGGCTGCTTTAAGTGGTAAAGTAGTTAAAGCTCCTCATGTATTAACTCAATTAATGAGATTACATCAAATAACTTGTGGTCATGTAATGACAGAATCCGGTGAAATAGTAGATATTGAAAATAATAGATTAGATGAACTTATGGAAATTTTAGAAGAAGTAGAAGGTAAAGTTATTATCTGGTCTCACTACACACATGACATTAGAAAAATTTCAGCGGCATTAAGAAAAACTTATGGCGAAAATTCTGTAGTGGAATACTATGGTAAAACAGAGTCAGAGACTAGACAAGAGAGCATAGAGAAGTTCCAAGATCCGCGATCCCCGGTCCGATTCTTCGTGGGCAATCCACAAACTGGCGGGTATGGTATTACACTAACAGCGGCCAGCACAGTTATATATTATTCTAATGGTTATGATTTAGAAAAGAGATTACAATCAGAGGATCGTGCACACAGAATAGGCCAAAAGAAATCTGTTACTTACATAGATCTAATTGCGGAGAAGACTGTTGATGAAAAGATCGTCAAAGCTCTCCGCAAAAAGATTAATATCGCGTCGGAAGTACTTGGTGAAGAATTACGGTCTTGGATTTAACCAATCGTTTTCTTCAGAATTGTAAGGCATCATTACTTATAATTTTTGTAAATAAAGTATGATAAAACTAATACACCAACAATAAAAACTAACGATAATTGTAAAGGTATACTCATTACTTAATATCTATTTTAACGCCTTCAAT